ATGAAAACAACAAAAAAGCTGCTTGCTTTGGCCCTTGCAATGGGTATGCTTACGGTCAGCGCCGGCTGCGCCGACCAGTCATGGTCATATAAGGACGACATGAACACGCTTTCTATCGGCACATATATCTACTATATGTCGGGCGCTTACGGATACGCCTCCAACCAGGTTTCCTCCGCCCAAACAGAAAGCGCAACGCAGTCGGGAACAGAAGCCGCAACAGAAGCGGTGGACGTTCTTACGCAGGAAATTGAAAATCCAGACGGTGACAAGGTAAACGCGCAGGATTACATTTTGCAGGAGGCTGAAAACGCCTGCAAAAACCTTTTAAATACCGAAAAGCTTTTTGCACAAAAGGGCCTGACCCTTTCAGAAACGGAGCTTACCGCCGCAGAAAGCAATGCCGACCAGGCATGGAGCTATTATGGGCAAACATATGAAAGCCTGGGTGTTTCCAAGGACTCTTTTTATCGTGCAGAGTATCTGTTTGCCGCTAAATACAACGCGCTTTTTGAAGCGATTTACGGCATAGGCGGCGAAAAGGCTGTTTCTGACGACGAAATTAAAGCCTATTTTACAGAAAACTATACCAATTACGCATATTTGCCTATGAATTTGTACACAACCGCCGACAGTGAAAGCGACGACGCTTCTTCCACTACCTCAACCGCTGTAGCTTTCAGTGAGGAGGAAGTCCAGCAGGCTACAGAGGAGTTCAACGCCTATGCACAGCAGATCAACGACGGCAGCAAAACCTATGACGAAATTGCGCAGGCTTATACCACAGACGCCGGGCTGGAAGAAAACCCTTCCGTTACAAATACGGAAATTTTAGAAGATTCTTCCCTGGGTGACGAACTGAAAGAAGCGCTGGAAGGGCTTGATGCCAATCAGGCAACCGTAATTCAGGTAGGGGAAGATTCCACTGCTGTTTTATACCTTGTCTATAAGGGCGACATCCATGAAGAAGCAGAAAATGTTTTTGAAGAATCCCAGCGCAGCTCGGTGCTGTATTCCATGAAATTTGAAGAATACCAAGAGGATATGGATGCACAGGCCAAAGCGTACGAATGTGAAAAAAATGATGCTGCTATCAACAGATACCAGCCGTCCATGTTTAAAGATGTGCTGTAATATGCCGTTTTTGTTTTAGGCAGGCGGCCAAGCCACTTGCCTTTTTATGTGCAAGCCGGCCTTTTCTGCACGGTCTGCAGAAAAACAATTGAAAAACTGCTTTTGTATTGAAAAATTTGTTCTCTATGTGGTATTATAAGTTGTATTAATCTTTTTTGGAGGCATGGCAAATGAAACAACGCCTGCGTATATCTGTGCAATTGCTTCTTTCCGTTTTTTTGGCCTGTCTTTGCAGCTACTATGCGGCTGCCGTGACAGAAAGCAGCAACACGGTTGGGGAACCGGAAGATATTTATCAAGAACCCACATATTCTGACAGCAGCGTCGAATCGCAGACAGAGCCGCTACAGCCGGAACCATTGCCGGATTCCAGCACTGCTGGGGATGACGATTATTCTCAACCGGATTATAGTGACCAGACGTCCTCATATAACGATTATAATGACTATAATGACTACAATGACTACAATGATTACAACGACTATTACGACGATCCCTATCAGAATAATTTTTCTTTTGTGGAACCGTCGCCGGATGATTATTCCACATCATCGGACGATGGCTATGCAGATTACAACGATGACGGCTCTGTTTCCAGTACGCCCAACGAACTATATGACGTAAGCAAATCGGTCGATACCAATGAGCTGGATGCTTCCGACTGGGAAATGGCGCTTGATTTTTCCGGAAGTATGGATGGTACAAACGATTTTAACTTTATAAAAAACAACAAATCGGCAGATGACGAGACCACCTTTCAGTGGATGCTGTATTTAGGCGTTGCCATGATTGTGGGCGCAGTAATCGGCGTCATCTGCGTAGTATTTACCTGTATAAACAAACGCAGAAAAATGCTTGCCGCAGCCTCTGGCGGCAGACGTGGCCGTTTACAGGGAAAAGCCCCTTCTAAAACGATTTATCAGCCTAAAAAGAACAAACTGCAAAAATATGATACGGCGGAGATTGATATTGACCTGGGCGCAGGTCGAAAAGACCGCTGATATTTAAAACGTAAAAGGCGGAAGCTTCTTAAGAAGCTTCCGCCTTTTTGTACGGTCTTTTAATGTCACCGGTACGCCACAATTACATATTGCCCGTCTTCTTCATTTAAATTGCAGCGCACGCCGTTGACCGACGCAGATTGTTGCGTCAGCGTCAGCTTGTTCGCATTTAGCTGCGCGCCCTGCGTCGCGCCATAAACAGAGGCTGCAAGCGCCCCGTTTATAACACTTGCGCCGCCACTATACACAAACATGGGGGCGTCTTTTTTATAAACCACGACAAATTTGGGGGAAAAATTGAACGTATAGGTAAAACTGGCGCTTCCTGTTCCGGCAAACATTTTTACCTGATAAGGCTCGTTTAATTTTGCTTTTTCCGACGCCGTTACGTGAACGGTGCTATTTTTGGTGTGTGTGCCAACCACCTGGTCAATTATCTGGTTGTCCGCCACAAAATCGGCCCTGATCGGTTTATCTTCCGGTTCCCACAGGTTCAGCCCTAAATTTGCTGTTTTTTCTGAAGATGCCATTTTTTATCCTTCCTTTCATCATACTCCGTAGCTCTCAATCTGTTTCCATGTCATTGCTTTGGCGTCCATAGAAGCAAACGTCAGGTTTTTTGCATCAATTGTGCTCCATTGCAGGTTTCTAAAGTCCAAAAGCACATCCAGATGCGCAGGAAGCTGTGCAATTGCCTGCGAAGAAATCCATTTGCGCTGTGCCTGCGTATAGCTGCCTTTACAATCAATATGGAGCGTTTGCTGATGTGGAAGCTCAAAAAGCGCAAATTCCAATCCCAGCGCGTTCAACATCTGTTCAACGCCACTTATATTAAAATCGTCCTGCTTTAAGGCCGCCCTGGACAACAACATTTCTCTGCGTTTTTCCAGGGTAAGTTCTTCCCTGACCGGCCCTATATTAATCTCTCTATGCGACAACCCGTATGATTGCGCCGTACAAATAAAGCATTCCTGCTGTGCCTGCAAAAGCGTCGCTTCAAGGGTATCCAGCGCTGCCGCATACGCGCACAGTTCTTTATAAACCGCGCTGTTCTGTTGCAGTGCATAAACACCAAGCGGCGCAAGTTTTTGGATCATAGATGCCACTGCGCCCATTATGTACTCCCTCTTTCTGTCAATACAATATTTCTGACTACATAAAGCTGAGATGCAAGCGCCTGTACATCGTTTGTATAATAATCGTCAAAAATATAGCTTTTTACTCCCGGCACATGAAAAATTGCCTCCCCTATACCGGAAGTCCGTACAGCCTGTCCAACACCGATTGTATCAAAATACGCGCCGATTGCCTGCTCACATTGGCTTTTTACTTCGCTCCATGTATATCCGTCTGCAATCTCTATTTCAGCATGCACATCATACGCGACTGCCTGCGCAGACGCCACAAGGACGTCCACGTTAATTTCTCTTTCCGCTTCCAATTTTTCCTGTACCTGTTCTACAAGCGATTGCGGCGCTGTCGTTCCCTGCTTTGCAATGTACACATTGACGGTTCCCGTCCCGCGCGCCTTCGGCGCTACGCCGGCAGAATATACGCCGTCTACGCTTTCAGCTGCCTGTTTATAAAAAGCACTGTTTGTCCCGCGCGGCGGATTTTGCAAATTTTCCAATATACGCCGCCGCAGATGTTCGTCTGTCTCTTCGTCTTCTCCGCCTGTAAAAGGAACGGTATTTTTTACATAAGCAATCCCCGCCGGCGGTGTGACCATGACGCTTATACTCTGGGGCGCCACATTACCTCTTGCTCCTTCTTCCTGTGCTACAGCCGGAACGGCTGCCACAATGCTTCCCTGAGAAAGCGTCGCGTCCTGTGTTGTTACAAAACGCATTGCATCTTCGCCCGCCGTTGCGCACACCGTACCGGCAGGGATCTGTATATCCTCACTGGCCGCCTCTTCCAAATAAAAAGACAATGTCCCTTTTGCCGCAATTGCCGGTTTTCTGGTCAGTCCCTGCTCAAGCGCATGGTAGTCCAGCTGCTCTCCCTGCGCCGTTTGCGGAAACATCTGTCTGATGATCCACTGCGCATAGCAGCTAAGCGAAAAAACTTCGCCTGCAAGCACCTGCATCCGTATACCAATATCTGAGGCCCCGTCGGCCTCATACCCGCTGAGCTCCTTATACTTTGCTTTCATTCTGTCCAAAATTTCCTGATAGCTGTCCATCAAAGCGTCACCTCCAGTTTTCCCTTTTCCCCGGCAAAATCGATATCAAGAGATAGTTTCAAAGGGCCGTCCTGGGGAAATTCGGCCTGAATATTGTAAAGCCTGACCTGTGGCACTGCGGCAACCGCTTCATATACAAGCATCTGCGCTCTCTGCTGCAAAAGCTCCGTGCCGCGTTCCAGCATATGGAGCTCCGATCCCAGACTGCGGTCATAAAGAAAGCTTCCCTTTTTTATCTGTAAACACAGCTTTACCCGTTGCATCAGCTCTGCAAGGCCGCTTAAAAGATAAGGCATTCCTCTGTCGTCCAGGGCGAAATCCCCTGCATCGTTTAATGCTGTATCCATTTATCCACCCCCGCCTTCCAAAACTTTTCCGTTTGCCAGAATTGTCCCGTCATTTTTTAAAACCAACGTTGCGCCGCCGGCAGAGTACAGCATAATTTCCCCCGGCTGCAACTCCTTATCTTTTACGGGAGCACCAATGCAGATCTGCCCGTTTTGCAGAGGGAGCATCACGCATTCTTCCCCCGGGGCCGGTACATATGCAAGCCCATATGGACAGACTACCGGAATTTTCCGGTGTTCAAGCGCAGCCTGTACTGTAACAAAAGATTGGGATACAGACGATATTTTTCCTTTGTCTGCTTTTTTCTCTGCCTTTCCATTTTGCGCCATATTTTTTAAAAGCCACATAATTTTATTCCTTCCTGCATTTTGAAAATATCAGCACCGTTTTTTCCTCTTCCTGCGCACAGGTATACTGCAGCCCGCTGATATACAATCCGCTGTATGTTTCTTCTCCATACAAAATCTGTGCGTTACGCCCCATACAGCCTAAAAGGGAGCAGGGGCAGCTAAGTGTAATTTCAAACGATGCATATTCCCCTTCCCGGATCATCTTATCCGCATCCAATACACTGTTTCCAGACAGTTCCGATGCATTTAAATACCGCCGCCTTATAACTCCATCCAAAAGGGCGGTATCGTTTTGCACCGGCATTGAATAAGAGCCGTCTACAGATGTTTTTACAAGCACCTCCGACAGCCGTTTACACCGTTTCACTGTTTTTTCAAACCTGGTGAAGCGGATTCCGTCGCCTGTGTTTGCAAACAAAAGCGTATCTTCTCCGCCTGGCCGTCCGCACATACATACCCGTCCGGCTTCATCTACCGCAGGGTAGCTGTCCAGGCAGGTTTTGCAAAAGCTTTCAAGAACCTGCCAATGCGTCGACCCTTTATCCACCGTAAAGCTTGCCGCTTTCGGCTTTTTTTCGCAGCTGTATTGCATAATGCCAAGCGGTTGGATATGCCGCATAAAAATCGTCTGCGCATCCGGGCTGTTATAGCTTTGCGGCATTGCTTCGTTGTCAAGCAGCAGTGCCGCCAGACTTCTTGCAGAAAGCATAACCGTGCCTTCTCCTTCTACAGACAAAAAGCGCTGCTCGTCAACCACTCCTGTAAAAACGGGCTTTTTGTCCTTCTGCACCATCATATACGCAAGCTGTGGTATATCAAACATATAAGGAAAAACGGCTGTTAAAGCATCTGCCGGCACTCCCTGCTCATACTCTATACGGCAGGACAGCGGGCTGCCAAGCGTAAACATTTTTCCGTCGGCGGTAATTGCCGTAAACGTCATAAAAGCCTCACCTCTTGCCCGGCTGTCAGCGCATCTGGCCTGCTTATCCAGGGATTGTTTGTCAAAAGCGATTCTATCGGTATGCCATACTGGTAGGCAATATCCCAAAGCGTTTGATTTTCTGTTACCGTATGCGTTTGCTGGTTGACTTTTGTTCCCTGCGGCATCTGCGACATGTCCTCGACAAAAACAAAGCGATAGCTCAAAAAATTTTCCAGGGGCGGCTGTGTCAGCGTAAACGACACAAAACGCGCATAAAACGGCGCATATCCGCTTACAGACAAAAGCCCGCCCTCTCTGCTTGTAAACAACTCCAACACCGCATGATATTGCGCAAGGCAATTTTCACCAAAAAATTCCCCTTCTCCTGATACAACCCGCGCCCTTTTTCCGGATTCCTGCACAGCTCCCGGCGCGTTGGCAAAAAAATATTCACTGTAGCTTTTGTTCTCTTCTATTTGTATGCTCTTGGGATTGTGGTGCAGTTCTACGCCTCTGTACCGTATAGGTGGGTGGTTCACAGAACCTGCACCTCCTCTTCTTCTTTGAGCGCATTTTGGTAACGGCGGCTGTCACGTTCAAAAACATCCGACAGCAGCCTTGCGTTTTCTGCCTCCTCCATATAACGTTGGGCCAGCTCCTGCTGCAGGGCTGTATATTTTGTCTGCATTTCCATTTTACGCTCCTTTCTATACGGTTACCTTTCTTTCTGCCGTCAATAAAATGGTATCCATATAATAAAGTCCATTTTCCACATGGCTTTCTATGCGCTTTACATTACAGCCGTACAGATAGATGCTGCCGCCTGCATTGCGTACAGATACCGTTGCATTTGCCTGTGTAAACGCTTCCGACAGATTGTCCTTTGCCACAGGCTTTTGAATAACGACTTCAAAGCGCTGCCCACGGTTGATTGAAGCATACGGCGTCCTTTCCCCATAACACTCTATCGGGTACAGGTCGTCTATTTCCGTTACTGTCACATTTTGTGCATAAAACCGGACGCCGTTTACATGCATAATCACATTTCTTTTGTCCGCTTCCTGCTGGGATGCCTGTATCTGCGTTATGGTAAGTAAAAGCTGCGCTGTAAACGCGCCTGTGTTGCTCTGATACTGCACTGTACCCGTTTTAATCTCATACCGGCCTTCCTGTACATCCTCCAAAAGCCTGGCGCTTATTTTATCCAGCAGCTGCACACAGGCCGCCCCGCCTTCCAGAACAGGAACATATACATCTACCGCTATCTCAACGCCTTTCTCCTGTATCGCCTGTATCTCGCTGCTTTTGCCCTCTGCACGGACAAAAATACTATGTCCTCCTACCGCAGCCACCGGTTTTTTAACCGGGACCGCAAAGCTTTTGCTTTGGTAAGACGGAACAAAATCAACCTCCTGCAGCTCTTCCCCGGCCATCAACCATTCTAAAACAGATTGCACGGTTTCCTGCGCCGTTTTCATACCGTTCCCTCCTGTTTGCCTCTACACGTTTTCTTCCAAATCAGCAGTACAGGGCGTAAGCACAGCCCATACATAAACGGGCTTGCCCGCAAATTTATAGGTTTCCGCACGCTTAACCGTATAGCTTTCATCCAGGTCTTCGCAGCGGATCACAAGCTTTTCATACGGGCGCACAAAATGAATATCCGGCGGGCCTATATAAAGAAAATGCCCTCCGTCACAATAGCCCGGCGGCAGATAATAGCCGTCAAGATACATCTTATTCTTATAGCGCAAAGGCTGTATAAACGCTCTTCCTGTTTCTTGCAGCTGTCCGTCCAACAGCACCTCAATTGTATTTCCAAAGGTTTTAATCAACCTTTGTATGGTTTTCATCGTATACGTGTTCATATCTTCACCTGTTCAAAAAAGAAGTCTCCGTCGCATATCAGGTCGCTGATATGCGCTTTTGCACAAAGCCAGGCCTGCTGTGCCTTTGCGCAGCGACTTCCCATTTGAATGCTTACGTCGCCCGCCTTAAAAGAAGAAACATCCTCCGCGGCGCTTTGCATAAGCGCCATTTTGTAAAATGCCAGGGCAGCGGCAGCGGCTGAAAGCCGCCTGCCGTTTGACTGTATATCCGTACTGCTTTTGCACATATTCTGTATATCCTCTATTGCCTCGTTACACAGCACGGCCCACTTGGAACCCTCTTCCTGATCCATGTCTGCAATCAGTAAAAAACGTTCGTATACCTCTTTAAAGTTCATACCGCCGCCCCCATGTGTTAAAATGTCAGCTTTTTGGCAGAGTCGGTAAAGATTTTTGCAAATCCGGCAATACAGCTGATCGTCGCGCGCTCCAGCTGCCGGTCAATCAGCTTATCATAGTCGGTGATGACTTCCCCTGCCTGTACCATTTCCAGTGCGCAGTTTTTATCAAGTCCAATGATCGTATTTCCTTCCATGGACGGTACATGCAACAGTGTCGCGCCCATAGGCGTTACCATTTTACCTGTCCCCTGGAATGTCAGCCCCGCCTGCGCGTCCTGCATTTCTGTCATAGCCAAAATTTTCTGGACAACCGCCGTAGGAGCCAAAATCGTATTAAGCTCATATGGGGAAAGCGCTCCCCAAAGCTTCAGCAGGTCGCTGTATGCAAGTGTTTGGCCCTCAGCCGCAACTGCACCGGCCGGGTTGCTGTTTCCATCGCCATTGAGCAGCACGTCTACCGCATCTTTTAACTGCGCCCTTGCAATATACGCGCCGATCTGCCGCAGCGTTACGGTAAAAAGATCCAACCGCTGAAAGCGCAGCGCTTCATAGGAAGAGACCAGCATTCTGCCTCTTTTATGCAGCTTTACAAGATTTTCCTGCGTTTTTACCACAGTTTGCGGAATCGTTGCACCCTCTGCCACCGGTTTTAATTCCTTATCGTCCTGCGTGGGTGTAGACACGATGCTGCGGTAATCCATTCCGTCAATTTTTGTTACCGCGGCAATGATATTGGGAAGAATGTCCGCCGCCTCCATCCCCTGCTTGACGGCGCGGCCTATATATTCCGGAAAAAGGGCCGCGGATGAACTGCTCTGAAAAAATTTTTCCACGCTGTCCGAATGCGCGCCGCTTACCTTAATATCAAACCGCTTAAGCTGCCGCTGAAAAGCGTCCAGGCCTTCCAAGGCTGTGTCGCGGTAGTTTTCTGAAGGATCCAGTTCCTCCAATATCTGCGTCATGCTTTTTCCTCTTGCACCGTACATACCCTTTTCCAGCGTTATCGTTTCATATAATGCCATAATTTGTTGCCTCCTTGTAATGGTTAAAGAATGATGCCTACATTGTCTGCCGCTGTATGCAGCACCAAATATTCACGCCCATTGTCTGTGTCCGCTTTGACCTTACCGTCTGTTGCAGCCGAAATTTTCTGATACCCAATCGCAACGCTGCCGGAAGGCACCAGCTGTACATAGCCGCCCGTTTGCACAGCGGCAAATCCGTCGCGCACAGAGAGCACAACGCCGATAAACACATCGTCGTCTGCGCAGGCCGCAACCGTACCATTGCCCGAAAGCTTTACCGGCGTGCCCTTTTCCAGCTTGTCCGTGCATGCAAAAGTCAATACTTTTTCATCATATCCGTTAAAACTTACATTCATTTTTTAGCTTCCTTTCTGTTGTTCCTTCACATGATAAAACCAAAACCGGCCTGGTTCAGGCAATCTTTTTCGCCTTACGGGCCGCGTTTCCTGCTGCCGGATCTGTTTTATCTGTTAAATTTTGTAATCTGTGTTTTCTTCTGTCTTTTTTCCGCTTTCTCTGGCCCCAAAAAGCTGCGGCCGTAACGGCAAAGCTTTTGCGCTTTTTTCCATATACCCTTTTTTAAAGGCCTTGAGCTCTTGTATGTCCATTTTCTCGGTTAGGCTTTGCATGGTTTCCTTTGCAATTTCCGGCTGCACCAGCATGCTCAGCCGAACAACCTCTTCTTTTAACTCCTGCCTGTAAGCTCTTCCGTAGTCCGCATCGCATTCCAGCCTGTGAATGTGCGCATACAATGCCTGGGCATCCTGCGCAGACAGCGTGACCGGCTGCTGTGCACAAAGACTTTTTATAATGTTTTGCAAGGTGTTTCCTCCCATATCCTCTTTTTTTAACGCTTTCAACACACCGGCCTGCCTTTGCGCGGGCACCGCGACAAAGCTCCATTCATAAGCGTCCGTTATACCGCTTAATGTAGCGTAACATAGCTGTCCGCGGTATTTTTTTCCCTTCTGATGCGCACAGGTGCCTATATCCTCCCCACAGATAGAGCATATGCGCCTGCTTATTGCACAGCCTACGCTGACCTCTTTTTGGATGCCGCTGTCCAGCGCCAGGATCAGATCCTCATTTTTTGCACAACGCGGCAGGTATGCCTTGCCCACCAGACGCATATAGGGCCTTCCTGTCTGCGTTTTTCTGTCCTGTAGCCGCTCCACATAGCAGTCGTAAATACGCGCCGTTTGGTTTTCCGCCTTTAAGTCGTGGTTAAAAATGCCTGTTTTCCCCACAAAAAGGCTTTTAAGCGTATAAAGCGCTTCCTCGTCAAAGCATTCAAAATCCCGGTCAATGTCATTGTCACATAAAACAACCGAAAAGGTGTAAATTTCTTCCTGCGTCATTTCCCGGCGGGTATAGGTATGAATCTGCGCCAACTCCTCTGGCCTAAGCGCCTGTGCTGTACTCTTAATAATTTGCCCCTGCTTCATTTTGTGTCCCCCCTTGTGTTTCTCGTTCTGTTTTTTCTGCCTGCGCGCGCAAAAGTCTTGCGTTTGCAAGCTCTACTTCATCCTGCAGATTGATATTGCTCCAGCACACTTCAAACGTTTCTTCAAAGCCGTGCAGACGCAGCCACAAGCTGCATATTTTTTGTATAACAGGGTTTAAAAGGTTTCTGTAATACTCCAGCTCGCTTGTCAGGATATCCGCCTGCTGGCTGGACATCCGCTCCGTACTTGACCAGGAAAGCCCCAGTAAAAACGGAGGGATGGAAAGCTTTGCAACAATTTGTTCCAATATCTGCCTGACAGGTACTTCGCTGTCCAGCACCTGGTTGTCTGCACCAATAACCCGGATATTTACATCGCCGACCGAAACAAAATCGCTGATCTGCCCTGTGTTGCGCATAGCCTTCCCCCACTGGTCGGCAATTTGCTGTGCACGCTCTCTTGTAAAAGCACGTTCCGATACATCCCCGGAGGGTTTATATGTTACCGCAAAGCGCACGTTTCCCACACGCTCCCAATTCACGCCGATCGTATGCAGAATTTTTAAAAGAATCCCGCTTACAAACGGAAGCCCGCTGAGTACAGATGTTCCTGCAAGAGACCCCGGCTTGGGGTTTAGCGGCGTTACACAAAGCAGCGCCTGGTACGGAGCCGGGATGCAGCGACCTGCATCATCCCGGCAATAAACGGTTGCCTCCAACGGATTTTGCTCCGCCCGCAGCACAATATTGTCCAGATCTGCATTGTACAGCGCGCCGATCGACCGCCCGTCTGCCGATAACACAATTTCCCCTACTGCCGTACCGTAGGTCAACATCTGCTCCAGATAGGAGGATAAAAACGGCATAATGCCGCAGGCGCATCCGCCTACCTGTACATTTTTTAAAAAATTCCCCAGCTGCCGTTGCACCTGCACGCTTTGGCATTTCACCGTAAAATCGCCCACAAGCCGCACCGTTTTTAAAATTGCAGCGTCAATAATAGGGATTGCCTCCCGCATAGCGGCATACAGCCCATGCTGCGCTGTCTTCAGCGGTACATATCCGTTGAGCTCTGTAAACGGATGTACGCTGCGGCGCTCCGTGCAGGCCGTCTGCACGGCGGAAAAGGTTTGTTTCTTCTTTTTTCTTCTATCTATAAATCCCACGCTTTACCTCCTGTGCGTTGTGCGGCAATGGCAAATATACCATCGTCGCCCCGGTTTAAATAGGTTGAAACAAAATAGCGTATATCGTCCATGGCATGGTCGTTTTCTTTAACGGGTGTATCGTGCAGCCCGTCCTCTTTCCAACGGTAAAGCCCAAACTCCCGCAGAGTGTCGGTACAGTTTTTGCAAATTTTGATTTCCCCCTGCTTTAGCGCGCTTGCAACGCTGCGTATGCCGTCCAGCACGCTATTGCTTGCAGGCAGCACCTTAAAACGCCCGTGTCTGCGTATAACCTCCATAAAGCTTGCCGCAGACGGATCGACAATTACACAGCGAATAGCCCTTTCCTGCGCAAGTCTGCATAAGCCCTGGTAATGCTCCTCATCTGTTTTTTGCACGCCCTCTTTTCTGGAGTCATAATAATACTCGTCCACCCTATACCATCCGTCTGTGTAATGGCCCCACAGTCCAAACGAAGCCGGGTTCACGGTTCCATAATCGCAGGAAATCACAAACTCTTCCGTGTCTGCCTTTGGTGTATCCCAATACATATTGTCAGCGGTCATAAACGGGTATACCAGTCCCTGTGCCGATACCCATTTCCCTTCGATAAACCGTTGGTAGAAGGTCCCCGTATACAGATTTTTATAGCGTGCAAGCATCTTAGGCGAAAGGGATGGGTTATCCTCCATTTTAAAATGGATATAAAGCGCATTTTTTCCTGCTTTGTTTAAAATCCACTCCTGCCTGAACCAGTGCTGCGGATACTGCGGGTTGCAATTAAACCAAAATTTTGACCCTTCTACAGAACATCTCGCCAGCGCCTGCTCTACAAACGATTTGGGCATCAGCGCCACTTCATCAAACAGCACGCCCGAAAGCGTCATTCCCTGTATCAGCGAAGCCGAAGATTCATCCCGCCCGCCAAACAGATAAAAGCAGTTTGTACGGCCGCCTATGCTGACCTCTAAAAGATTTTGCGACAGCTTTTCCGTGCAGGTAAACCCCAACTGCTGTAAAACGGGTAAAATTGCCGTGACCACATTTCTTTTCAGGGAACGTATTGTCTTGCCGCACATTGCAAAATTTGCGCCGTCAAACCGGTAAAAAGCCCACGCAATAAAAGAGATGCCCATACAAACGGTCTTTCCGCTTCTTACCGCGCCATCACAGATAATGGCATCTTTTTTTGCATACCTGCTTTTTTCACACCACCATGTCAGAACGCGAAGCTGTTTTTCAGAAAAAGCTTTAAACTCCAATCGCTATTCCTCCAGCCTCTCATTGCCATGCCTTTCAAGCGCCTGCGCCCCCTGCTGTAAAGCCGTATAAAACGGAATGCAGGGGGTATCCTCTTCCGTCTTTGCCTCCATAAGCTTTTCAAGAGCCTTCAGACGGTCAAAGAATTTAATTTCCATTGCCCCGTCCTTTGGTTTTTTAATTTCTGCAATATTAAAAAGATCCATACTTTCCAGGTCAGTCTGCAGCGGATCTTCTATATATAGCAGGCGAATACCATCCGCAATGCTGCCAAAGGCCAGCCGTTCATAACCGCTGAGCGCTTTTAAGGAAAGCATTTCCCTGCGTTGCTTAAGCAATCGTGCAATCTCTTTTGTAATTGCACTTTTACACAAAAGCGCTTCCCCGTTTTTCTGTGCGTCAGGGATAAAGCCGGCCTGTACGGCGGCTTCCCTGGCATTGCCGGTATTTACATAGCACCGGCAAAAAAGACGTTGCTGCTTTGTCAACCTTTGTACCGTATTTTTTTCCAC